AGTATCAAGATTATTTATTTTTTTTAGACTATCATCGCGTTTTAACTGAATCATATTTTGGACATCATCATCCATAGATACAATCTTTTTACCATTAGGAAAATATTGACTAATATATCTCCTCTGTGAAACCAATCCCTTTTTACCGACTACTATTTTATGATAAGTATTTGGATCCATCTTTTCCCTATATAATTTTCCCTCTGTTTTGTTAGCAACAAAAACATAAATACGTTTCCGATCTACTTTCCCTCGCTTTAATGTTGGTAATGTTTTAGTAGTTATTTCATCGTATCTTTTATAAGTGGGTACCGCGACAACATAGTCTATATTTGATTTTTTAATTGTTTTTGTCATATATAAACTATATAATATTAAAAAAAATGAATCTAAAGAGAATAGATCAATGATCAATGACCAATGACCAATGACCAATGACCAATGACCAATGACCAATGACCAATGATCAATGACCAATGACCAATGACCAATGACCAATGACCAGGCAAGCGAATATAATTATAGACTTATAGACTTATATGATTTGTTGCTTTATATATTTGTGTTTCTAATATTGTTTCATTTGGGACAACAATGTCGCCGATTAAATTACCTTTTTTGATGTGAATAAATGATGAAACTGGAATATTCAGAATAGTGGATCCTTGACCATGGATAGTTCCGATTTGAAAGATAGAAGTATCATAGATATGAAAAATGAATACAACCTGATCATTATTATTGGAGAAAAATACTGGATTTTTCATCCTTAATCTGTTTATGAATCGTTTATAATTAAATAATCAAATTTATTATCATTTCATATGCGTTTAAATCATTTAAAGAATTTAAAGCATTAACTAACTATCCTTTAAATATGATAAATAATACTTTATTATTGGCATCCTTACGTAAATTTTATGAGAAACCATATAATCGCGATAAACTCGTTCATTTATTGAATGATCATGAGAGTATATCTTTGCGCTCTATTGATTGGTTTATCACAAATTATTCTAAGAAAAACAATAGTTATTATATTGTTTATACAGACAAAGAAGGAAACCCTTCATTCAGTGATTTAGATAATAAGTATAGAAATAATATGAATGTATTTCATTCATATAAATCGCAATTAAAAGCATATTCTAAAAAGAAGTTTGATCCTTTTTGCAGAAGAGATCGTATCTTATTTCAGATGGACGATGAGCATTCTGTAGAGACCACCATCGGGCAACTGAATTTCTTCAAATGGGCTATCTCCAATAAGATTGTAGATTATATTGAGTTACATAAGGAAGAGATAGAATATGATATGAATAGTTCATTAAAATTAATGAAAATCAATTCAGATAAAAAAGATGGATCGCGGAAGAAGAGACAAGAATTATCATTGTCCGCGACACGAGGATTAAAGGTGAATTGTTTAGCGATTGAGATTACATTTGATTAATGATATCATTTAAAAATATCATAATTAGTCATTATTATAAATAATGATTCAGATGATTCAGATGATTCAGATGATTCAGATGAATGTAAAAACTTCTAATAACAATATTGTTATTCTGAATGGTAATCGCGATTCATTCCGTTGTAGGCAGAGGAACAAAGATAGGCAGAGGAACAAAGATAGGCAGAGGAACAAAGATAAAAAGGATAAAAAGGATACATTTCGTTTTATAAGTTACAAAATGATGTTAAAAGAGAGAAATAAATTAAATAGTCCTGTTCACGGACCCTATCCATTTTATAGTATTTCAAAATTATAAATCATTTAAAATTAATTTTATTTATACTCATTATAATAAGATGCAGATTTTCGTAAAAACTTTAACCGGTAAAACCATTACCTTAGAAGTTGAGGGATCAGATTCAATTGAGAATATTAAGTCAAAAATCCAGGACAAGGAAGGTATTCCTCCGGACCAGCAACGCCTGATTTTCGCTGGGAAACAATTAGAGGATGGTAGAACTCTAACCGATTATAATATTCAGAAGGAATCTACTCTTCATCTTGTGTTACGTTTAAGATAAAAAAACGTAAATGATAAAAAAGTTAATTCCTCTTCCTTGTATTTCTCTTTCTTGTCTTTCGACGTCTATTGGTCTTTCGACGTCTATTGGTCTTTCGACGTCTATTGGTCTTTCGACGTCTATTAATATTTAATGAACCCCCCCCCTGATTAAGATTCTTGAGCGCCGCAATAAACCTATCTTTCATCGATGCATGATGCTGTATAAATGTATTTGATGGACCTTCTTGACTGCGCAACAAAAGGCGCGAAGACGCCACGTTGACAACAGCAGGATCGTGACCTTGAAATGTAAAATCTGCCCACATATGTAAAACATATGCCTGTTCAAACGGTGAACGATCACTAACTTTTTGATTACTCAAAGGCGGCACCGGGGGCGCGAAAGGTTGGTTCGCCGCCGGGTCTCGGCTTAACCACACTACAAAATTATTAATATATTCTTCTACAACTGGATCTACGAATGTCGGGGGCTCGCACACTTCACCAGGGACCGTCTGCGCCGGATTTGTAACTCCGTCCTTTGATTTACACCACCCTCCTTCGCAAATGGGGTAATCGTCAGGGCAAGAAATAGTAGGCATTTTATAATACTACATATAAAAATTATACCTTAAATACATAAACCCTGTAAATAAGCATCAACCAAATCATCTTATTCTGATTCATTAATCATATATTTACAATATTCACTGCCTAACTTAGTTTCCTTGTATCTGTCTTGTATATCATATGGACCAGGTCCATCGTGCGCTTTGAGTTTATTACGGGTATTTATCATTTCAATACTATTTATATTTGATAGTGGAGAACAAACCAAGAATAATTAATTCTATTTATTTAAAGTCTTTTTCGGAATAACATATATAAATGAAGATATTATCATTTGATGTTGGTAGAACTCTAACCGATTATAATATTCAGAAGGAATCTACTCTTCATCTTGTGTTACGTTTAAGATAAAAAAACGTAAATGATAAAAAAGTTAATTAATTTTTTTTAAAAAGTTAAATATTGATAAATTTAATGATTGATTGATTTAATGATTGATACATGATTGATTGATACACGCTTATCCTATGCTTCTTCCTCCTCGTCACCACTCTCTACAAAGCTTGCCTGGGAGATGCGCTCGGCATCCTTCTCATCTTCCTCATCATCGTCAAAGGCATATCCATCTGAAAAACTCTTAACGACGTTAACCTTCAGCTGCTGTGCCGACCACGTGCAACCAAACTTACCCGGAGAGTGCCAGATGAAGTCACACTTGAATAGTCCCTTGATAGTAGAATTCTTCTTTAGGACGTTTTCAATGGCCATGTGATTGTCACCATCTACATCATTGAAATTGATTTCGCGACGGTTTTCGTCAAAGCACTTACAGATAATCTTGTCATCCTTCTTCTTTACCTTGAAAGCGAACGCTGGGGGATAGCGACCACTAGGTTCACCCGATTCAGGATCAATATGTACCTTCACACAGCTGGTATACATACTGTCAATTACTTCATCAGACATATTCTTCTTCTTGAACCATTCTTGAGAATTCTCCTTTCCGAGTTTCTTAAGGTGATCATCAAATAGACTCATCTTTTCATAAAATTCCTTACACCGTTCGTTATTCATGTTAAGTGAAGTCTTGACGCTATACTTTGCCGTTGGGCCATCTTCATACACCTGAGCGTCAAATGTCATGGGCATTTCTGGAGACTGGATGATGAGTGGACCACCGTTATATTCCAGAAAGAAGATCTTGGCACCAGATGCCATAACCTTTGCCGTTGTGAATTTGACCTTGGAAGGATCAAAATCCTTCGCTTGGAGGACCGCGGGTCCATCTGAAGACTTATTGGAAACGGATGTCATGTTTTGTTGTTTGTTGTTTGTTGTTAAAACGGTGACTGTTACTGTTTTTAGTTCTTTTTTTGCTGTTTTGTTTTGTTTAATTTATTCTTATTTGATTGCTTTGTTTGTTTAACTGCTTAGATTACAATATTACTACAAATCAAATTTTTAAGTGTTTTTGAGGATTTATGAACAATAAATTCATTCATATTTAAAAAAATTTCAATATGAATATTAATAATGAGTAACCTTTGTAAATTTATCGATTCCGAAAAGAATTGTAGTCATAAATGTAAATATGATAATTACTGTTACAAGCATCGCGGAGAATTCTTAATTGTAAACGATAAAATATGTAGGAGTAGATTTACAGGATTAAGTAAAGATTATCTTAAAAAAGATTTATTAAATTATCGTAAAGATGAAATGAGAATAAAATCATCTGTCATAGATAAACAAAAACTATTTGATGAAGTCATGAAACATATTTATGCTATTAACCGATATTATGAAATAAACGACGATAAAAGAATTATATTAATTCAGTCATTTGTAAGAGGTAAATACGAACGTAAAAAAATTTCAGAATCCAAATGTAATAATAGCGAGGATTTTTATACATATGACGAATTAAAAGATATTCCTAAAAAGTATTTTTATAGTTATTTAGATAGTAAAAAATTTAGGTGGGGATTTGATATAAGATCATTTGATAAATTATTAACTATGAATTACCCGAATCCATATACAACCGAACCTATCCCCCATGATATTATCACGGATGTAAGAAACAAAATAATTTTATTAAAGAGTGAACAGGGATATGAAGATATTTCAGAAACAATTGTTAGAGAGAGAAAAGATGCTATTAAACAAAAAATTGTTGATTTATTTTCATGTATAGAACAATCGGGGTATACTTGTCAGATAGAATGGTTCTCAAGTTTAAGTCTTCGTAGATTAAAAGAATTATATAAGCAACTAGAAGATGTATGGAATTATCGCAGTCAATTGAGTAACCAAATGAAACGTAATATTTGTCCTCCGAACGCTGATATATTTAGGACACCCATGATTGAAGTCATGAACTATTCATCAAAAGAAGACTTACAAGAATTAATATTACACGAAGCCATGAAATTTACAAATGCAGTTTCAGATTCAGATAGGAAGTTGGGATTTATGTATTTTTTAATCGCTTTCGGAATGGTTTCTGAACAGTGCTATTTAGCACACATAGATTGGCTATCTTTTATGATGGGATAATTGGTAGCCAACGGTCAAATGCGGCGATAGGATTAAAATCACTTAAAAGATTACCCTGTTAATAAACTATACTAATAAGCGCGGTTGATTGATAATAAAAAAATATAAATACAGAATATAAATAAAAATGCCCCCTACTAAGAACGCCAAGAAATCTGCTCCGAAGAACAAGAAAGTTTCCAAGTCTGTCCCGAAGACCGACCCGAAGACCGACCCGAAGACCGACCCGAAGACCGACCCGATCGTAGAATCTACACCGATCGCACCGGTCGTAGAATCTGTTCCTGCCACTGCCGTCACTGGATCGGCCACTGAGACTATCAGTCCAGTTTCCACTGAAGCACCAGTTGTCAACGATACACCCTTCCTTGGAGAGTTCTCTGCTATTGTAACTGAACTTGACAATGCACTAACTACAATCCGCAATCTCAAGATTCATGTTCAGAAACTCGAGAAGCAGGTTCACAAAGATACTAAGGCGCTTAATAAGCGCGCGAATGGTAAGCGGGCACGCAAGCCCCGCGATCCCAACGCCCCGAAGAGTGGTTTCGCGAAGGACGGACCTGTCTCAGATGAGATGCGTAAATTCCTCGGTATGAAGAAAGATGACCTTATCTCTAGGACAGATGTGACCAAGCGTATTCACGAATACTGCAAGGCCAAGGATCTACAGAACCCGGCTGATAAGCGCCAGATCAAACCGGATGCTTCTCTGAGGAAGCTTCTCCGGATGAACAAGGATGACGACCTTACCTTCTTCAACCTTCAGAAGTACATGAAGGTTCACTTCCCGAACAAGGAAGGTGTTTACCCGACTGCTTAGATTAGATTTCATTAGATTCCCTTAAATTCCCTTAAATTCCATTAGATCCCATTAGATTAAATATTATAACTTATTCATAACTCTTTATTAAACCTCTAACTCTGTAACACTCATTCTCAAAGTATTATAATATTTATCATTCACACTAACTTTTCTTTTATCCAGTATATTTAATTCATATAAATATTCTAAACATTTTTGATGATCTCTTACATAGGGATTAATTTGACAATTCATTAAAAAGTCGTCTAAGTTGGAAAAGATTTCACCGCATACTAAAAAATATGCAGTTGTATTTGTTTCACTATCTATATCTTTATCTCTTGATTTTTTAATGAATGCTTTTATTTTATTACCCTGATACAATGTAAATTCTTTCTCAACGCCTACTAAAGTACAGAAATGTTGAAATTTAGTTTGAGAGTTAGTCATTGATGCAACAAAAAAACAATTCATTAACTTGGCCCATATTTCGGTATAAGATTCATCAAGTAAGATATCTCTGGTTTCTAAGTTATATTTTTGACAGAGTCTCTCAGTAATCATTTCGTTATCACCAAGTTTAGAAAATCTTAAGCCATGAATTATTTCGTGGAATATTACCTTAATACATTCTTCTCTCCTAAAAATACATATTTCAGAATTATTATCCGAAAATAGATTTGATCCAGAATTTATATTTGATGGAGTTAATCTCTGCGAGTTTTTCCTGAATACTTTTTTATCAGGTAATAAACATAAATGAACATTTATACTTCTCGGTTTATCACTAAAACTCGTAATATATGAAATAGCCTCAACTAATAATTTTGTATTAGGAGTTTCTAAATTGTCTTTTAGATAAATATGTAATGTATTTTTTACTTTATAATTACCTTTTGTTTGCCATTTTAAAGTTAAAACATCGGTATGAGTTGCTATTTTATTTTTTAGACTATTCGTTATAAATTTTGATAAAGGGTATTCATTAAAACCTTGTTTGATCTCTACATTACTATTGACATAAGAATTAGTTAATGAATTGTATAATTTCTTAATATGCGACGATTTCAAATATTCATTGACGTCGGCTCTATGTAAAAAATGCTTGATTAAATCGTTTGACACTTCGGTTAACATTTTTTATATATATATATAAATATAATATGCCGGATTGGTCAACTAAATACAAAAAATCACGCGGACATGGAGAGATTCCACGTGGTGATAATATGAATAATAATGATGAGGGATACGCGATCGAAAGATGGGTGAGAGTAATGAAAGAAGAATTTGGTGAAAATTATTCTCATTTATTTGTTGAGTTAATTGGCAAGTTTCCTAATGTTCAGGTTCATGATATAGGTAAGGTGATGAATGGAGAGGGTTGTATTTTGTCAGACACCACCGCGAGAAATAGAGCGCTGTCTGATCCGGAGTGGAAAGCGTCGGTGACTCCCATAACTCGCAATAATATCGAAAAATATTTAAGTTTTTATGATAGCTGGGGTCAGGAAGGCGGGGCGAGGCGTAAATCCAGAAAATCTGGAGGTCGCTATAGAAGAATGAGGAGTAATGGAAATCGACGTTATAAAAGAACTAATAAAATAATTAAGAAAAGGAGAAAATCTAAAGATCGCTCCTTAAGAGGGGGGTCGTTGGGGTGCCTGAAGTGTATCAGCAAGCCGAGTCGGGGGGAGGGAGGTAAGAAGGAGAAGAAGAAGAAGAAGCAGAAGCAGCAGAAGCAGAAGCAGCAGAAGCAGAAGCAGCGTCTGGAATATCATGCCGCGGATGAAGGAGAGGCCACGGGGTGGGGGCCAGAGCCAGAGCCAGAGCCAGAACCAGAGCCAGAGCCAGAGCCAGAGCCAGAGCCAGAGCCTCTGACTCTGACCGAATTCTTAGACTGGCTACCACCACTGACTCCTGAAATCCCGGCTGAGGATCCTAACCCTTTCGCACCAGACAGGCGCGCTCGGCGAAATGCTGGACCCGGGCTACCGTTGGAGGTGACGACATTGGGTGCAAACCTGGAGCGACAGATATCGGTGGAGACACCACCGTCGTCACCTCCGGTCCGTACGGGCTCATCCTCGGACGATGATTGGGTCTACATGGGACCCTGAGTGAAATAATACGTTTAATTAAATATCTTTTTTTAAAACTCAATTTATAAAAAATGAAAGAATTGAAGGTTATTGCGGTTGATGATTTACATAATAGTATAAGGACGTTTATCGTAGAAAGTAGTAGTATCATTGGTGATTATGAAGACATGAAAACGGTTATTTTAAAGATGGTCAGAGCTGGTTACATGTTTAATATGGATCGCGATAGACTGAGAGATGCTATGGAGGATATCACGTTTATGTTATGCCCCGATGATGACGCGAATCGGGATAGGGTGGAGAGAGGATTGGAATATGATGATGATGATGATGAAGATGATGAAGAAATAGAAGATATCGGTGATACTTCACAATTAGATTAAAAATAATTTATTATTATTATTATAAAGATGACAAGGAAAAATAGGACCAACAAACGCGGGAAACGCGAGAAACATGAAAAACATGAAAAACATGAAAAACATGAAACCAATGTAGATAGTATGTGGTTTACAAGACCGTCGGTTAAAAAAACCAGGGAAAAAACCAGGAAAAAAACCAG